CGGGCTTGGTGAAACGGTGGTCGATTGTATCGACAACGCGCTTGATGACAACGATTGGGAAGCGCGGGACCGCGCCGCGCTTGGGGAGAAAGAGTGATGGCTAAGAGAATCGACATAAGTGAATTAGACAACAAAAACATGATCATTGTGCATCATGTCACCGAGAATGAGGACGGATCGGCAACAGTCCAATTAGACCTTGGGGAAAACGCCTTACGCTTTCTGATTGAGTTGGGATTCTGCACTTTGGTCAAAGAAGCTATCAAGATGGGTGGTAAGAATGGCGAAACCGAAGCGTAAACAGCCTTATAGCGAGATCGCTATACCGCCCACACCAGAGCGCATGGCAAAGGCGGAAGGTTTCATTCATGCCTCCAAGGATGGACCGTTTACCGTCCGCGATGCGCCGTTAGAACGCCTGCATGGCTCCAAGCGCTTATCGGACGCCCAATACAACGCGGCCACCAAATTCCGCCATCACTGGCATAATGCTGGCCTATCAGAACGCTTTGCTGTCCAGAATTTTATGGGGGTAGGTGGCGGATCAGGCTGGGACATGATGCCAGCTAGTGAATACCAAGCTCATCATCGCGACCAATACCGCAAGGCTGTTCAACAACTCGGCCTGAAGTTGAGCATGGTCGTGGAAGATGTGGTCTGCCGCGAAATGGATCTGTTCTCAGTTGGTAAGAAACTGCAATGGCTAAATGAGGTCCAAGCGCGCGCAGCCGTCACAGAACTCTTGCGTTTAGCGTTGGATAAACTTGCGGAAGAATGGGGTTTATCTTGACGCATAACGGATCGCATGGGAAAATTGCCATGATGAGTGATTTGCGCGCGGGCCGGAAACGGTGCCGCGTTTTTTATTGGTCACGGCATGGCAGGGCGCAAGGCTTCCAATTTTCTCAATAGCCTAATCCCGCCAGAATTTGATGACCTTGAAACCGCTGAGCTTGACTGCATTGAGGCTTGTTTAGCGGGGCGATCATTCCAAGCGATAGAGCCGGGAGTTTCCGATGGCCGACGAAGCGATGATGCCAGAGGATCTTCTGGAACGCGCGGCGAGCCTCGACCTGAAAAGCGTCGTCGTGATCGGAGAGGAGCAGGGCGGCGCAGGCTACCTAGCCTCTACCCAGAGCGACCCTGACGAAGTTCTGGCGCTGCTCGTCAATGCCATCATCATGCTGTCGATTTCATGCTTCCAGACCGACGACGCTCAGAATTTACACTGAGCCACTACGGCTTGAAGGCATTGCGGGACATGACACGCGACGAATTAGCGACCGCTTTGGAAGACATGGTGTGGCGCTATCAGTTGCTACATGCGGCTAAACTGGCAGCGAGCCTAAAGCCGATTGAGACCACTGTAGAGACTGGGCAATCGGTCTTGGAGGCCTTGTTTGCGGAGCCTAACGCAACTCAACCCGTCGGTTCCGTTATTCATCCCTGAAAAGGGAGCGGGTGGCGAGGCGATCGCAGTGATCGACTACAGCAAGGAAGATGATCTTATGTGGGTCATCATCATGGATGACACCGGAGAGATTTGGACCGTGCCGAACGCCAAGGTCCGTGGCTTCAAGAATTACAGCATCGGGCGCACGCTCGAACCGAAGAAATCGTAAAGTTCCGCAGGCGGCCTCTCCCCCGCTCTGTGCGCGTCCCGCGTTGGACTCGGCTGGCTTCTAACCGTTCCCCAGCATACGCAGACGGGGTGATCTTGCGGCCCCGGCGTAGGGTGAAAGCCCCTGACAAACATTCACCAAGACTCATTTTGAGTCAGTGAGACAAGAAAAGAACCATGTCCCGTCCATCAAGTTACACGCCAAAAATGGCGGATATTCTCTGTGAGCGCATAGCGAAAGGTGAAGCCCTTCATCGCGTGTGTGATGAGCAAGGGATGCCTTCAACCAGCATGGTTTACCGCTGGCTGGATGCTCACGAAGACTTTCGGGACAAATACGCGCGCGCAAGAGAAATGCAAGCCGATTTGATGGCCGCTCAGACTGTGACGATTGCGGACGAGGCTGAAGACGCCAATCTGGCCCGCCTTCGGGTGGACGCTCGGAAATGGTACGCCTCAAAACTGCAACCGAAGAAATATGGCGACAAGATCGCGCAAGAGGTGTCGGGGCCTAATGCTGGGCCGGTGACATTCCAGATTGTTTCGGGCGTGCCGCGTGCAGACGATTGAGCTTGGCTACAAGGCTCGCCCTCAGTTTGTGCCTTATCATCGCAGGAGAACTCGGTGGGCGTGTATTGTCGCCCACCGTCGATAGTGCAGGCAAAACGGTTGCCTGTGTCGCGGATCTGATTGATGCGGCGCTGCGTTGCGACAAGCCGGAAGCCCGCTTTGCCTACATGGCGCCAACTTATTCGCAAGCCAAGGACGTTGCGTGGGGCTACCTTAAGCGGCTCACGGGGCCGATCCCAGGCGTTGAGCAGCGCGAGAGTGACCTGACGGTCAATCTGCCAAACGGGGCACGCATTCGCCTGTACGGCTCAGACAATTACGAAAGACTGCGCGGCATCTACCTTGATGGGGTGGTGCTTGACGAGGCGGGCGACATGGACCCGCGCGCTTGGCCTGAAGTAATCAGACCGGCTTTGTCCGATCGAGAGGGCTGGGCGACGTTCATCGGTACGCCAAAGGGCCGCAACCAGTTCTTTGAGATTTGGCAGGCGGCGCAAGAGGACGATGATTGGGTCACGTTGCGCTTGCGAGCCAGTGAGACGCAACTCATTCCTGAAAAGGAATTAGACTCGGCGCGGCGCATGCTCACGGAAGAGCAATACGCGGCAGAGTTTGAATGCTCATTTGATGCTGCCGTTGTCGGCGCATTCTATGGCAAGGATCTGGCTGAGGCCGATCGGGAAGGGCGCATTTGTGGTGTCCCGTATGATCCTGTGTCACCGGTCTGGACCGCATGGGATTTGGGGATATCGGACACCACGTCCATATGGTTCGCTCAGATCGTCGGGCGTGAAGTCCACGTCATCGACTATTACGAAAACTCGGGCGTCGATCTTGGACACTACGTCCGCGAGATTATGTCAAAGGGCTACCTCTATGGCGGCCATCTGCTCCCGCACGACGCTCAGGCGCGTGAGCTTGGGACAGGCAAGACGCGCGTTGAGGTGCTGCAATCGCTCGGGTTGAATCCGACGATAGTCACCAATCACCGGGTCGAAGACGGCATCAATGCAGTCCGCATGATGCTAAAGCGATGCTGGTTTGACGACAAGAAAACAAAAGAAGGCTTTGAAGCGCTCAAAATGTATCGCTCCGAATGGGACGATAAGCGCCAGACATTCAATGCCAAACCCGTTCATGATTGGGCAAGCCACGCATCGGACGCCTTCCGCTATTTGGCGATGGGTCTCGATCTAAACGCATCCAATGGATTTTCTTCGACCAAGCCTTTGAGGCGGTCGATCGCAGGAGTGATTTAAGATGGCTGGTGGAACAGGAATCGGCGGGTCGCCGCTGACAACGCGCCAAAATCCGCAAGCTGATACGCCGCAAGTATCGCCTCAAGATACGCAGCCATCATCGCCTATGCCGATTTTCAATGGCCCCGCTATTTCGCCCATGCAGCAATACATGCAGAGTGTTGGCATTACGCGCACACCGTATAATCCCGGCAATTTCTACAATGCAGGCAGTCAGGGCTATGCCGCTTGGCGTGCGCCGCAGAACTTCCAGCCGCAACTGACGCCGCAAATGACCGCCGCATCGACAGCCGCCGCTAAGCCACAGCAAACCGAGTTAGACAAATTGCGCGCTGAACTAGAAGACATGCGGGCCAGCCAATATCGCAATAACGAGGGTCGATAATGGCAATACTCCCGACCTCCATAGACGACCTTCTCGACGGCGTTGAGCTTGATATGGAGGGCGATACCGAAGCTGTGTCTGAGGGCATGGACGAGGAAACATATGAGCATGTCGTCCGCGAGACGATCCGCGATGCGTTTGACTACATTGACAATCACATTGCGCCACAGCGTGAGCTTGCGACCAAGTATTACAATGGCGAACCGCTTGGAAACGAGGAGCTAGGCCGCTCTCAGATCGTCTCCCGTGAAGTAGCCGATGTGGTCGATAGCGTTCGGCCCAGCCTCATGCGGATCTTTGCCGGTGGTGACACGGTCGTTGACTATGAGCCCGTCAGCCAAGAGGACGAGGCCGCCGCTGAGCAAGCCACCGATTATGTCAATTTCGTCTTCCAACAAGACAATAACGGCTTCCAAGTTCTCTATAATGCCATCACGGATTCACTCATCCGCAAGACGGGTATCTTCAAATGGTATCCCGACGAATCCTATGACGTGACCGAGGAAGCCTATTCTAACCTGTCAAACACGCAGGCCATGGTGCTTGAGAACGACCCTGAAGTTGAAATCATGCGCTCGGCCATGATGATTGAGCCGGATGAGTTTGGCGTTCCGACGGAAAAAATTGATCTTGAAATCCGCCGCACGCGCAAAAGCGTCCGTATCAAGGTTGAGGCGGTTCCGCCTGAAGAGTTCATTTGCTCGGTAGATGCCAAGAGCGAGGATGACGCCGTTCTGATCGGTCAGCGCAAGCTTGCGACCGTCTCTGAACTTGTCGCCATGGGCTATCCGCGCGAGATGATCGAAGATTTGGCCTCTGACGGCCATACCTTTGAGATGAACAATGAGCGCGTCCGTCGTAATCCGGCGATGACGGATTACTGGTTGGATGATACGGCAGACAAGGCAGTTCATCGGGCGCTTTATTGCGAGGTCTTTGTCCGCATTGACAAGGATGGCGACGGCATCGCCGAATTGCGTCGTCTTTGCACGATTGGCGGCACGCATAAGATTTTGGCCGATGAGGTCGTGAGCGAGACACCCTTTGCGGTGATCTGCCCGCAGCCAGAGCCGCATACGCTGATTGGGAAGTCGCTGGCCGATAAGGTCATGGACTTGCAGAAGATCAAGACAGGCGTGATGCGAAATATGATGGACAGCCTCGCGCAATCCATCCATCCGCGCACGGTCGTTGTTGAGAACCAAGTCAATATTGAAGATGTGCTCAACGTTGAGACAGGTGCTGTCATCCGCGCCAAGCAGATCGGCGCTGTTCAGCCTTTGGCCGAGCCTTTCGTTGGCGGTCCTGCCATGCAGATCATCAGCTATCTGGATGAGGTCCGCGCCGCTCGCACAGGCATTACGCCAGCCTCACGCGGCATGGACCCTGACACGTTGCAGAACCAGACCGCCACGGCTGTCTCGGCTAGCGTCTCGGCAGCACAGGATAGCGTTGAACTGATTGCCCGCACCTTTGCTGAGACGGGCATCAAGCGTCTGTTTAAGGGTTTGCTCAAGGCGATCATTCGCCATCAGGACAAGCCACGCGTCGTTCGCCTGCGGAATAAGTGGGTTGAAGTGGACCCGCGCACTTGGAATGCTGAAATGGACGCCCGCGTGAATGTCGCGCTGGGGCGTGGCACTGAGCAGGAAAAGATGGCAATGCTCATGCAGATCAAGCAGGCGCAAGAGGCCATTGTGCAGACAATGGGTCCAGCAAACCCGCTCGTTGGCCTGACGGAATATCGCAATACGCTTGATCAGATCCTAACCTTAGCAGGCTTTAAAGACACAAGCCGCTTCTTCAAACAGGTGGATGAGCAACAGGCCGCCGCAATGATGCAGGCCGCCAAGAAGCCTGACCCAGCGCAAATACTCGCGCAGATCGAAGCGCAGAAGGCGCAAGTCGATATGAGGATTGCCGAGGACAAGGCACGTCTTGAGTGGGAAAAGGCTAAGCTTTCTGACGATCGGGAGCGCGACAAGCTTGATGCTGAAATCATCCTGCGCGCCGCTGAGATTTACGGCAAGTATCAGCAATATGTTGATGTGGCGCAGATTAAGGCCGACATTGATCGCGACCGCGAGGCCATGCGTCAGGTGCAAGGTGCAATGCGTCAGCAAGTGATGGGCGCTGGCCCGTCACCTGTTCCAGCCCCGCCGCCTCCGCCACCCCAGCCGCAACCGCCGATGATGCCGCCGTCGGGGATGCCGCAATAAATGAGCGTTGAAAACTGGACACCAGAACAACGCTCCGAGCGCGCCAGCGAATTGCTTGACGATCCTTTGCTTCAGCATGTCTTGGACATGATGGAACTGAAATACGTCGATACCTGGCGCTCGTCCGCTTACGACGATTATGAGCTTCGGGGCCAAGCCTATGAGCGCTTGCAAGCCCTGTATGAGTTTCGTGCCGATCTAGAAATGATCGCCACGGAATCCGCGATCCGCGCGTTTAACCGCCGATCGCGCGAGGTCATCTAAGACCAAACACCAGACGGGACTCTACATCCCGAAAGGACAACGACCATGGAAACCAGCAACCCGCAAGGGACTGGTCTGGATGCTGCGGCTGCGTCTTTCGAACGCATCCTGTCCGGCCAGACCGGGGAACAGGAACGCCCCGAGGATCAAACCGCAGAAGCCGATGAGGCACTCGATACGGGCGAGGATAATCCCGAGGCCAGTCTCTCCGAAGACGCCCCTGATGACGCTGCATCAGATGAGCCGGATGACGAAGCCGATCCTGAAGACGACGATACCGAAGGCGAGGAAGGTGAAGAACCACTCTACACCGTCAAAGTGGACGGCAAGGAAGAGGCGGTTCCGGTTTCTGAACTCATCCAAGGCTATCAGCGGACAAAGGACTATACACTCAAGACGCAAGCTCTTGCTGAAGAACGCAAGACTGTTGAGCAGGAACTGCAAACCGCCCGCATGGAGCGTGTTCAGTATCTGGAAGGCTTAAAAGCTCTTGAGAGCAACCTCACCGCGCTTCAACCGCAGCGCCCTGACTTTGACCGCTTGTTCCTAGAGAACCCAGTCGAAGCATCGCGCATTAAGTACGAGTGGGACAAGTACGAGCAATCCGTTGCGACCATCAACGCTGAACGTCAGCGAATGGCGCAAATGGAAGAACTCGCACAAGCGCAACAAATCGCAGCACTGGTCGAACAGAACCGCGACCGCCTTCTGAATGAGCGTCTTCCTGAGTGGAAAGACCCCAACAGGGCCAAGCGGGACCGCGATGCAATCCGTCAGACACTGACCGCCGAAGGCTTCACCGCCGATGAATTGGATCAGTTGTACGACGATCGCATGGTGAAGATTGCGTGGAAAGCCGCGCAATACGACCGCATGCAAGCCGAACGAAAGGCCATCAAACCGGCAAGCCGTCAGGCACCGGCGCCGATCCGTTCCGGTAGCGCACCCCAAACGAACCGCACGGTCAATGAAGCGACCCGAGCGAAACAGCGTCTCGCTAAAACCGGCAGCCTCCGCGATGCGGCGTCTGTCTTCGAAAAACTGATTTAGCGAAAGGACTAGGCTCATGCCTAAAGTTACCAATGCCTTCACGTCGTACTCGGCTACGGCGAACCGTGAAGACCTCTCGAACGTGATCTATAACATCGACCCGTTCGATACCCCGTTCATGACTGCCGTTGGCCGTCGTAACGTCTCAAACCGTATCTTCGACTGGCAGACCGAAAGCCTGCCCGCCGTGAATACATCAAACGCCCAGCTCGAAGGTTTTGAGCTGGCTCGTTCGGCTGGTCAGGCCACTGTCCGCTTGTCCAACACGACTCAGATCTCGTCGCGCGATGCAACGGTCTCTGGCTCGCAGGAAGCGGCTGACGCGGCTGGTAAGAAGTCGGAAATGAGCCACCAGATGGCAATTGCTTCCAAGGCGCTCAAGCGCGATATGGAATCAATCCTCTGCGGCACTCAGGCCCGCGCTGCCGGCAACGACACAACGGCCCGCACAACCCGTGCTCTTGAGCATTGGATCACCTCCAACGTCTCTTACGGCACGAGCGGTGCAAATCCGGCTTCGGAAACGGCTGCTCTCACAGACGGCACGCTCCGCAACCTGACTGAAACAATGTTCAACGATCGTCTCCAGGCTGCGTATGACGCCGGTGCTGAGCCGACTGTTGCTCTCGTTGGCTCGTCCATCAAGCGTAAGATTTCGGCATTCACGGGTCGTACCGGCTCGCAGATTCCGATTTCGCGCGGCGAAGTGGTCAACTCGGTTGACGTGTACAAGTCTGACTTCGGCGATATCAAGATCCAGCCGTCACGTTGGGTCCGTTCGCGCACCGTCTTCCTGCTCGATCCCGAGTATGCAGCGGTCGCCTACTATCGTCCGTTCTCGACGAAGGACATTGCTCCGATCGGCGATGCCGAGACGAAAATGCTCATCGCCGAATACGGCCTTGAGATGAAGAACGAAAAGGCTCACGCCAAGATCGCCGACGTTCAGTAAGAACTGACGCACAACGAATGAGAGAGGGGTCGGGAAACCGGCCCCTTTTTCTTTTGGGGGTCTGATGACCAAGAAATACATCTATCAGGCTGATGGGACTGTTGCCCGCGTTCTGCATGCCAATCCCGACGATCCGTTCGGTGACTTTGGCATTGAGACGATTGAGGACGTTGAGCCGATCGTCGAAAGCGTGAAGGCGCTCCGTGATGTGCAGGACAACAAGTCCACCATGCGCCATGTGGCTCGCATTCCGGTGACGGTGATTGAGCAGGCCTTCCGTGAAGGTTGGCTGCATGACCAGAAACGCTGGGACCAATGGCTTTCTGATCCCGATAATCGGGCATTTCGTGTGTGGGAAGGTAATCTCTGATGGCGCTGTCCACTTATAGCGAATTGCAGGCTGCTATCGCGGACTGGCTGAATCGCACCGACCTCACAAACCAGATCAAAGACTTCATTCGGCTGGCCGAAGCTCGCTTTAATCGTGAAGTGAAAGTACATGAGCAGATCGTCCGCAAGACAGCGCAATCGCGTGCTCAATATTTGGCGCTGCCAAGCGATTGGACGGGTGCTGAAAACCTTCAGGTTGGCAATACCAAGCTTGAATATCTGACGCCAACACGATCAGACGATTATCGCGCAGCCAATGTGTCGGGTCCGGTGCGGTATTACACAATTATCGGTAATTCCATTGAACTTTTACCCACGCCAACTAGTGACGTAACGGTTGAAATGGCGTATTATGCTGAAATTCCGCCATTGTCGGACACGAACCCGACAAACTGGCTCCTGCTCAAAGCGCCCGACATTTATTATTACGGCGCGCTCTGCCATGCAGCCCCATTTCTGAACGACGATCAGCGCCTTGTCACTTTGGCAAGCCTGACGACGACGGCCATCGCCGCTCTGAATGACGAGAGCGCGGTCAATTCTCATTCCGGTTCCACTCTTATCGCTCGTAGGAGGCTCGCATGAGCTTTTCAAATTACCTTGAGGACAAAGTTCTCAAGCATGTCTTCGGCGGTGTCGCCTATACAGCGCCAACGACGATCTATGTCGGCCTCTTCACGGCGGCTCCCGGTGAAACGGGTGGCGGCACTGAGGTTTCGGGCGGCTCATACTCACGCCAAGCGGCAGCCTTCACGATTTCGGGTACAAACCCGACTGAAGCAGCCAACACGGCAGCGGTTGAGTTTCCGACAGCGACAGCCAACTGGGGCACCATCACCTATATTGGCGTGTATGACGCTTCAACGGCGGGCAATCTGTTGGCCTATGCGCAATTGACCGATCCGGCTGACTTCCTGACGCCGCTTTCCAAGACCGTCAACACGGGTGACGTGCTTCGCTTTAACGCGGGCAACGTCAAGATCCGTCTGGACTGAGGTGACGAATGACGACCTCCATCACACTTCGCGGCAATAAAGGCTCAGCGCTTACATATGTGGAGGTCGATGACAATTTCAGCAATCTGAAGACAACAGCGGATGCAGCCAAGACAACGGCTGACGCTGCGGCGGTTGCTGGGGCTGTAACGTCCTCTGGCCTGACGATGGCGACAGGCAAGCTCTTGGGGCGCTCTAGCGCGTCCACAGGGGCCGTGCAGGAAATCATCGTCGGGGCAGGCCTTGCATTGTCTGGGGGACAGTTGGAGGCCAATCTCGGCGCGTATCTGACAAGCGCTGATGCAGCGGCCACCTATCAGCCGATCACCAGCATGTCGGGCTATCTGACAAGTGCCACGGCTGCGTCAACCTATCAGACGCAAGCTGGCATGTCGGCTTATCTGACTACGACCACAGCCGCTTCGACGTACCAAACACAGGCTGGCATGTCGTCCTATCTGACGACGGTTACAGCCTCATCAACGTACCTGACGCAGACAAACGCGGCCTCAACGTATCAAACGCAGTCAGGCATGTCCTCATACCTGACAACAGCGACCGCCTCGTCCACCTATGCCCCGCTGGCTTCTCCAACGCTCACAGGCGTTCCTGCGGCTCCTACGGCTGCGGTTGATACCAACACGACGCAGATCGCTACGACAGCCTATGTCATTGGTCAGGGCTATCTGAAAAGCTCAACAGCCGCTTCGACCTACCAGACGCAAAACGGCATGTCCTCGTATCTCACGACAGCCTCTGCGAGCAGCACCTATCTGACGCAGACGAACGCGGCCAGCACGTACCAGACGCAAGCGGGTATGTCCTCGTACCTGACAACCGCATCGGCAGCTTCAACCTATCAAACGCAATCCGGCATGTCGTCCTACCTCACGACATCCGCCGCTGCCTCAACGTATCTTGCGCTCTCTGGCGGTACACTGACGGGAACGCTGTCCACCAAGTCGGTTGACGTGACCACGAACTTCTACGGTTCGATTACGGCAGTTTCCGCCTCAGCCATTGATTGCTCACTTGGCAATTATTTTACCAAGACGGCTTCCGGCGCACTGACGTGGACGATTACCAACGTCCCTTCGTCGCGGTCCTTCTCGTTCATCCTGCGTCTTACCAATGGCGGAACAGGAACGCAGACATGGCCTGCATCCGTTAAGTGGCCTGGTGGTACGGCTCCGACGCTCACTGCCTCCGGCGTTGATGTGCTTGGCTTCATCACGGAAGACGGCGGAACCACATGGCGTGGCGTGGCGCTGATGACAGACAGCAAGTGAGGAGGGATTATGCATAGCAATCTCCTTCTCCGAAAGCCGACTGATAGCAAGCTCTACGTTGAGGACGTGTTCAGCACATGGCTCTACACCGGAAACGGTAGCACTCAGACGATTACCAACGGGATTGATCTCGCTGGTAAGGGTGGTCTGGTTTGGATCAAAGGCCGAACGGCTGTTCAACATAATTTATATGATACAGCACGCGGAGCTAGAAATGTACTTCAAACTGCAACAACCGGTGCGGCATATACCGCTGATCCCGGGACAGATCTGACAGCATTTAATTCAAATGGATTTGACCTCGGCCCTAACTATAACGCTGTTAATTCCAGTGGTGTTGCTTTTGCCTCATGGACCTTCCGCAAGGCCCCGAAGTTCTTTGATGTTGTGACGTACACGGGGAATGGGTCAACGGCTGGTAGGGCTATTTCCCATAATCTCGGTTCTGTACCCGGCTTAATTATCATCAAAGCCGTTGACGCTGCTACAGATTGGGCTGTGTACCACCGCAGCCTTGGTGCAACAAAGTATCTAAACCTCAATCTCACTGGTGCCGCAGTCACGGCAGCTAGTTATTGGAATGACACTGAGCCGACTGACACAACTTTTACTTTAAAAAACAACGGCGCTGTTAATTCTAATAGCACTAACTACGTCGCCTACCTCTTTGCCCACGATACAACCGCTGATGGCATCGTGCAGTGTGGATCGTTTACAAAAGATGGCTCTGGCAATGCTACAGTAAGTCTTGGCTGGGAGCCTCAATACGTTCTTGTGAAATCAACAAATGGAAGCAACGCTGCCGTAGGTGATAGTTGGTTAATTGCTGACATCATGCGCGGAGCAAACTACACAGCGACAGCGTGGTTGGAAGCAAATGCATCTACGGCAGAAGGTGCATACGGCGGACCGTGGTGCGTTCCGACTGCAACAGGTTTCCAAATTAACGGGTTAAGCGGTGGATCAAACCACATCTACCTTGCCATCCGCCGTGGCCCTATGCGTACACCGACTGATGCGACGAAGGTGTATAAAGCGATTGCTCGGACGGGTACTGGTTCAGCAGCTACGGTTACAGGCGCTGGGTTTTCGCCAGACGTTGTTCTTCCCATGACAAGAAGCGCAGCCAATGGCTCTGCTTTTTATGACAGATTGCGCGGTCCGTATAGGTGGTTCTCTTCTAATTATACTAATGCTGAAGCTGCATATAATAGCACTGTATCATCTTTTGATATGGATGGTTTTAGTGTTGGAACTGATGTTGATTCGTTATCTATAAATGTAAACTCAACTACATACATCAACCACCTTTTTCGCCGCGCCCCCGGCTTCTTCGATGTGGTCTGCTACACGGGGACAGGATCAGCCCGCACGGTGAGCCATAACTTAGGTGTCGCGCCTGAGTTGATGATTGTGAAGGGTAGAAGTTTAGACCCTTCGGCTTGGCGCGTTTATGCTTCTTCATTAGGCGCAACGAAGTTTCTGAACTTGCACACAACAGGTGCTGCAACAACGCAGTCAGATGTTTGGAATAATACAAGCCCTACGTCATCTGTATTTACAGTTGGTACTGATAATTCTGTAAACAGCTCTGGTAACACCATCGTTGCGTACCTTTTCGCAAGCTGTTCTGGCGTTAGCAAAGTTGGTAGCTACACAGGCACTGGCGCGACACAAACCATTAGCTGCGGATTTACTGGTGGCGCACGGTTTGTGCTTATCAAGCGTGCAGACGGAGTGGCTTCGTGGTGGGTTTGGGACACAGCCCGTGGCATGGTAGCTGGCACTGATCCGCGTTTGGCCTTAAACTTTACAAACGCAGAAGCAAACGCCAACTGGGTTTAC